TCTTGACGTACTGCGTGAAGTCGATGCTCAGCCCCTGTTGTTGCAGCATCGGCTGGGCGGGCAAGAGCGTGCTCATCATCAACTGGCTGAGTTGTTGCGAGCGTTGTTGCGGAGTCTGAAACACCATCGAGTACGGCTCGATCTCAATCTCGTGCTCGAAGAAATCGTACTGCCGTTCCTCGGGCGTCAACGCCACTTCGATGGCCCCGACCGGCGAATCCATCTCGGCGCGGTACGTTTCCGTGGGGTCGGTCCACATCCAGTACGCCAGGTCGGTCAGCACGCCCTTCGTGAACAGGGCGACCTTCTGCCGCATCGCGTTGATACGCTCGGAACTGTTCTGATTCAAAATGGCGTCTTGCGTTGCGGTGTCCGTCTGCGCCGACAGGCCCCCCAGCGTTTCGAGGTTCCCCGCCAGCGTGGAGAACATCTGGTTGCACTGGAGCATGAACCCGAACGTGGATTGGTCGATCCCGCCGAACGCCCGCTCCTGAATCGCTTCGGGGGATTCGACCGCCACCACGTCGCCATCGTTGGCGTTCATGATGGTCATCGCGTCCTTGCCGCCGTTCTGGTTGCTCATGTTCGGGGCGAGGCCCACCGACTTCGCTCGTTCGGCTTGGCGGATCAGCTTCCGCATCGCCGAATTGATGAAATTGTGGAGATGAATCCACGTCGCCGCCGGGGCGAGGGGCATCACGTTGCCGTCGACTTCGTTGTAGAACAGAGCGTGATACGGCCCGCGTTCCGGACCTTCCCAATCGACCACCCGCAGCGGATAGGCAGGGTAGTGTTCGCAGTACGTCACCACCTTCCGCTCGGCGCGGACGTACACCTCCCACACCTCGACCTGCTTGTGCAGCTTCCCGCGATCCGCTTCACCCGACATCTCCGCCAGCCGGGCGTCGCCGTCCTCGTTGACGTTGAGGTTGTCCTGTTCGCGCAGCTTCGCCCGCACCCGCTTGTCCCACTCGGGGTTGCGAATCGCATCCTTGAGGGGCACGCGGTACTTGTGCCCCATGTACTCGGCGGTGTCGAAGCTGCTCGCGGTCATGTCGACGACGTAGTCATCCAGCAGGATCGACTCGACGAACGGCGTGCTCGTGGTGACGTTCTCGCCCCCGATGTTCCTGACGCCGTTGGACTTCAAGCCCACCTTGACGATGCCCATGCCGAAGAGGCTGTTCCGCACCGACCGCTGCAAAGCCCGATGGATGCGGTAATCTTCCAACGAGGAATTCATCACCAGCCCGAGCTTCGTCGCCCCGGCCCGATACCGGCGGTTCTTCGTGAACACGTTCACACGCGGCGGGTTCCCTGCCAGTTGTTGCAGGTAGATCGTCGTCGCCTGCTCCATCTTGTTGACGGGGTTCGCCTTTTCGTTGGCCTTCTCCCCGTAGAAGTCGCCGACGTACTCCTTCCAAAGCGTGATGTACTGCTCTCGCCACGGAGTCAGCTTCTTGCGAGACTCCATCACGGCGTCGATCAGACGCGGCAGAGGCACCTCCAGTCCCGACTCGGGAGCGGACTTTTCGCCTTGTTCCATCTCGATTTCGTCGTCGGTCGCGATCATGGGATTCACCACTTGCTTGAGAATTTGTCACCGTCAGAATCCATCGCCCGACGCTGCCGCCACCCGAACGACCCAAAAGGAAAGTCGTCCATGACGGTTGGCTGTCGACGCTCGTTTGCAATCACGTTTGGGCGCGCAATGAAGTTGGCCAGCGCGTCGGCAATCACGCGGTCGCCGTGGTTGTCGCCGCCGTCTTGCGCTTGAGCGATGCTCACATGCTCGACCGATCCGTCCGCCATGTTCTTGAACTGCTTGCATTCCAAGAGCGCTTTCTCAGACGGGTTGAAGAACTTCCCGTTCGCCAGCGCCTCGCGGTACTGAATCAGCAGGTCACGCTTGAGGTCGCGGTTGCTGAACCAGCCGGGTTTGCGGTCCTTGGGCGTCCACCTCGCATCGACCTTGGTGTCATCCCGCTTCATGTACACCCGGCGGAATCCGAGGTCTTGCGTCACCACCTTGCCGAACGTCAGCCCCGGCCCGCCGCCGTCCCAGATCATGAACGCCGGTTCGTTGCCTCGTGCGAAGAACTGGCAGAGATTCACCGCAGTCCGCGCAAACGCTTCCACACCCGTCTTGTTATGTACCCACTCGGCAACCTTTTCCCCGCTGTCCCGATCCACGACCGAGGCAACGGAGTCAGACGCCCCGGTTCCCTGTCCGATGTCGCACGCCACGACGAAGTTGCGATGGGACGGTGGCACATAATCACGCCCCATGTCGAGCCAGACAGAGAGGGGACCACGGTTGTCTTCCTCGAACCGCACGACATCGCCGTCATCCCGCAGCCGTCCGCGATACAACGCCGGTCGGCAATGCGTGGCGATATGGGCGTCGATCCCCACGGAGTCGAAGAACGGGTAGTCCGACCCCTGGTAGTCGATGTCCAATTCCGCCGCGATTTCCACGGGGTTCGGCGTCCGGTCGCATTGCCTGTCATACCACGGGGACCGCACACCCTCCGGGCTACTTGGCTTCTGTTCCCGGAACACATACCCTTCCGGGGCACCGGGTTCCAGAATCTCGATGCCGCGCTCGGTCGGCTTGTACAGCCCAATCCGCTTTTCGGGGTGGACCGACCAGTGCGCCCGGAACGTCCGCGTCGTTTTGCGTGACGCCGCGAAGTAGTTGCTTTCCCCCTTGGGCGTGCTGTTCAGGATGCGGCAATTCGTGTTGGCTTGCGTCGCCGCCGCGATATCGTCGCCGCCGCCGGGGCAAGCTGCAGCTTCGTCCCATAGAATCGCCGTGCGTCGTCCACCGCGCCCCGCGTCCGCGTTCGTGGATTCCCCTTCGATGACCGACTCCGTCCCCGGAAAGTCCATGGTGAGCTTGGACCGGCGGTTCTTCGGCTTCAACCACTCGGGCATGCCCTTGATGAGCACGTCGCAGTGGGCGAACAGGGAGTCACGGTCGCCATCCACCAGCGTTTCCTTGCGCGACAGCATGAGAAACATCTGGTTCGGGCGGAACATGGCCCGCCACGTCATCCAGGCGCACGTTACCCACGACACCCCCATGTCGCGGGACTTCTCGATGCGCAGGTCGCGACCCTCGTTGCACGCCTCTTCCAGTTCCCGGAACAGATCATCCTGAAACGGGTACGTCACAAACGGCAGTTTTGCCGGGGTCCGCCGAGGGTCGATGGTCACACCGAACATGTTCAGCCAGAACAGCCCATCGTTGCTGCACCGCTCCGTCACTTGCCGCCGCATGGCCGCACTCTTGGCGCACGCTTCCAGCACCCGCTTCCGGGCGGCAGCATTCGCCAGCGGTTCCTTCGGCACGATCATGTCACCGACGCCCCCAACAGATCATCCAGCGACGCCGCCACCCCTTCGGGTTCATCCTTCGGCGTATCGCCCACCGGCTTCTCCACCTTGTACGCCAGCCGCATGTACTCGGTGACGAACTTCTCCTTGTTCTCCCGAGCCACGAACATCATGGACCGGCAGGCCCCATTCGGGTACGACGCCCCGCCGAGTGTCTCGTTGTCGAGATTCTCCATCACCCAGTCGACGACATCGCGGGGACTCATTGCCTTGGGGTTCGCCACCTTCATCCTCCGTTCGATCTTGCGGGCTTGCTTGACCAGCGTCTGACCCACCTTCGAGTTGGCCCAATTTCGACTCTTCAAAATCTGAACTTCATCGTTCCCCTTGTCCGTCCACGGCGACACATCCAGACCAAGCTCCCGCGCCGCGAGCAAACCCAGGTGGACCCTTTCCTTCCCCGTCTTGCTCCGCCACGGGGTTCCTTTTCGCGAGTAGGCGAAGAGATCGTCGTTCGGTTCCGCGAGGCACCGCAGCCCCGTGTTCTTCAACTCATTCACCACGATCCGGCCCCACGGGTCGCCGTGCCGGGTGGAAGGTTCCGTCATCAGCTTGAGCCACGCTTCTCGATCATTGAGGGGTCTCACGGCATAACGCCGGTCCCCCTTCACCAGCCCCGCCTTCCGCCGCCAGCATTCCGACCACAGCCCCAGCGGCACCAGCACCAGCTTGAGAAACGCCGTGACACGCGGGACAGGGAATTCACGCTCAGGCATCATCGCCCTCGTCCAGCCGTTCCAGCATCCAGTCCTTCAACGATTCCCAGCCACGGGACTCATCGACGGGCACGCCATTCGAGGTTGGCACCACGAACGTGTGGCCCGTCCCGCCATACCGATTCCGGACCACCGTGAGGCCAACGACCACGCGCTCCCGAGGCTGACCGTCCAAGGACGTGTCCTCTTCCACGATGGCCAAAACCCCGAACGCCGGAATCTGGCACCCCTCGAAGTGGCGATCCAGCACAAGCTCACTCGCCATACATGAACTCCACGGGGAACCTTTCAACGCATCAACATCCATCTCCGGTGAAAGATTCACCGCGCAACGAAACATGACACCTTGTCACAAAGTGTAACAACGCGCGCTAAGCATACCCATCAACATCTTGCCACCACAAGACGCCCGTGCTACCGTCCACCTCAGCGGCACGCTCAGGCCCCGTTCGCCACAGCCGCTCGGTTCAACAGTGTCACTACCGACCGCTGCCCAAAAGGGACGCCAAAGGTGACACACGAAATGGCTCGCTCCGGCGGTCGGTCGTAGACCCACCCCCCTGTCGAACGCTGCTCCGGTACACCCCCCGGACGGACGAGAACCTGCCACAAGCTCTTTGTGGATAACCGGATACGGTGAGATGGAGGTCTCATTGCCGGTCGCGAGCCAGAGGGGGGTGGTCTACCCACAGATCGCACCCTATACGCGCTGCACACGCTTGCGCAGTGCCACCGGGGATCCTCAGCATTCCACAACCCGCGACAGCACCGCCGGGGGAACCACACAGCACCGTCCACACAGAACACGCCCGTTCGCCATATGGACCAGCTTGAATGCGTTGTGTGTGTGAGTGAGGGGTAACTGTATACCCGGGCGAACGCGCGAGGGGGGCCGTCGGGGTCGAAAGGTGTCGCCACCACTGACGGGGGTCCCTGAGCCATCGCACGCAAGCCATTGCAGCTTAACGGGTTGCGTCGATTGTGCACGGTCGCACCGCTCGACCACCACACAAGGCAGGGAGCGACCTTCGTGTCATCCGTTCGGCTATCGCACCCCCTTCACCACAGCGAACCAACAGCACACGAACAGCGGGTGAACGGGTGATCGACAGCACACCTGACGCTCGGCATCGCAGGACGGATGCGAGGTTCGCGACAGCGCTCAAACGATGGTTGAACAGCGGTCAAACAACGCTCGCCTGGCCATCGCTGACCTGCCCCTCGCGAGGTTCGCATCGCGTTCCCAACAGCGTTCAAACGGGGTTGAAACAACGCTCCAACAGGCTTGCGATTACGTTTCGCTCCCCTTCCCGCGAAGATTTTCCCAAACTCGCGAAAGCATTGCACGACAACGGGTTGAGCACGATCCGCAGGTCCGCTTCGGCACGAATCCTCAACATCCCCGTTGACGTTGCCGAAACCAAATCGTAATATCCCATCATGCGACAGCCGAACACGGCTACGCAACACTCACCAGTCCCGATGCAGGGAGAATGCAATGCACGCACCAGCCTACGTCTACCCGCGCCACGATTACCGATCCGGTGGCGAATGTCCGCAGTCAATGCGAATCATCCCGGACAACGTTGAAATCAGCGTCTACGGTCGCGAT